TCATGTCCGCAAAGCCTTCATCATGAGAGTGTAGGGGTAGCCGCCATAGCCATCGCCATTGCCAAAGCCATAGCCAAAGCCATAGCCATCGCCATTGCCATCGGGTAAAATCTTACCATATGACATCAATACCTATTCCCTTTTTATTAAGATCAGTTTGATAACATCCAACTGGTACACATAGCACTTTAGTTTTAGAGTTTTTAATTTTTTCACATTCGTCTGCTAAATCATCATCAGTAATTATTATTGCAATTTTTGGATTAGTTTTATTAAGATGCTCTATAATTAAATGATAGGGTGTATTGCCGCCATTAAAATCTTTGGAAGATATTTTATTATCACCAAAAAACCAAACATCTTTTTTTATAGAAGATCCATATTTTTTTAAAACAGCATTAATAACTTCATTCGCTTTTTTAGTTTTTTCATCGCAAAAAGAGGCGCTTCGATCTAAAAAAATTTCAACTAAAGGTGATAAATAATTGGTCATCCGGCCTTTAAGTATATAATCTTCATTATAATATCTGTTCGGGCGATTATAAGTTTTTTGTGATAATGACCTTAATCTTAAACTCTTATCAATTTCGCTAACCAATGTAGGTTTTCTCTTTTTTATATTTTCAAAATGATCACTATTATTTTTAATCAACTGTTCTTTCTTTGCTTTTTTACTAATAGCTTCTATCATTTTTTCTAAAATTTCTTTAACTTCTTTGGTGGTATAACTTATTTGTTCTTTAGGTTTAATATCATTTTCATTATTAGTAGATTCTATTTGCATACAGATACATTTCGTAGTGCATTTTTTATTATTTTTTATAAGATAATCATAAATATCTTCAGCAATATCAATATGTGATGGAAGCTCAGGAATACTATCGCTAGTAATGCCTCTATAAAGACCAGATCTCTTGGATTTTATTAGGTCTTCATCTTCTATAGTATAAAGGTTTCTAGCTATTTCAAGCTCTGTGCTCATTACCCAGTTTTCTTTATTAAAATCATGATATGCATTTTTCATCTTTATTTCACGATAAAAATGATTCAGCAAAATATGGGCTTGTTCGTGATAAATAGCGAGACTCTCTTCACGATGCGAAAGATTATTGGCAATATAGATTTTTAAACCATCTGTATAAGCAGGCGCAGGCATTTGTGAACGAGGCAATCTGACTATTTCAGCTAAAACTATTTCATTGTTCTGCATTTTATAATCTCAAAGGAGAAAGATATTTTTGAGATGCACTATTAATTTTTTTGGAAGTAGAAAATATTTTATCTATCTTTGTATTATTAAATGAGTTTAATTTGTTAATAATATAAGTTGCTTCCAAAGGACATAATAATCCCGAGATGAACTTTTTCTGTTCTTCCAAAGTGGCAGATGTATTGCAATACCAAGTAAGGAATAAACTTATAGTTCTAGGGGAGGTTATTCTTTTCTCATGACCTTCACCTAGCATGTTATAAAGATTAATTTCCCCATTTTTTATGGATTCCAAAACGGGATTAATTTTTTCAATATGATTTTTATAATGTTTTATTGCCCAATCATACCATTCTAAGGGATCTGGAATAAAATCTATACAGCAAAATCTAGATTGCATGGCTTCACTTATTCCATCTGACCCACTAATAAATTCATTATTAGCAGCTGCAATAATGCAGGTATTATCGGGTAATTTGGAATTTCCAATAGCTCTATTACATATTAAAGTCAAAAATGAATCAGAAACACTTCTACGGGCTTTATCTAATTCATCAAAAAAAATAGCGGTTGTCTTTCCTTGAGCATCGGCTTCTTCCAATCTTTTAAAAATAATTGGTATAGTTCTTTTATCATATACTCCATCTCGATAAGGCAATCCAGAAATATCTTCTTCTACCATAGAAGAAGCTAACATAACTTCTACATGCTCAAAACAGCTTTTAATTTTTTCTGTTTTACCTACACCCGGATGCCCATAAAAAAGCACAGGAATATGTTTTGTTAAGTACTTTTTTATATTCATCGCAAAGTAGTCCCTTTAAAACTATAAAGGTCAATACATGGTAAAATCCCATAACAACAAGAGAGTGGCCATATGCACAATTCATTTTCATCAAATCTATCAAGGATTATTTTTGCATCTCTATCTCCACGTGTAACACCAGCAATACCTTTACCTCCTGAAAATCCTCCCGACATAGAGCATTTTTTCATGGCGATAAATCCTTCTTGAGGTGCGTCTACTTCTTCCCCAAAATAATAAAATCCTCCAGCAATTACAAATATTTTCCAGTTTTCATTACTCATAACATTTCTCCTTAAATAATTTTATTTTATCGCCTTTTCTAACGCAATCATTTGAATATCCACATAACGTCCAATAATTTTAAGAGATACTGACTTAGGAAATTTTTCTCTTAATAAGTTCACCACCTCTAACTCATTCCGATTCTTTTTATCAATAATTTCTTTAACAGCTGCATTCAATAAAAATGCAGTCTTGGGATTTGTAGCGACTTTATCAGCAGCCTCAACATAAAGCGCAGCTGTTTCATCATCTAACCAAAAATTCCCATAAGCAAATAGTTCTTCTAATTCTTTTAACATGAATGATTTTTTTCCAATTCCGCTAAGCGTTTCATATCAGGCAGATCTTTTTTCATACTATTTATTTTTATGCCCAACAAGTTCCCAATATTTATCTAAAATACTTTCATCATAAAAAATACGAGCTGTTGGACACAGAGCGTCTGTTATAAATATAGAACACGGATGGTCCGTGTTTTTATATTTCCATCGCCATTGATGAATAGTGCGAGGAGTCACACATAAGCGTTTCGCTATTTCTTCTAGAGGTACTTTCATACAATAATCCCATACCACTTAGCAGCATTGATACGGTTTTTAGCAAATATGCCAGGATGATTTTTAATGGTTTTACGCGCACGCTGACCATTTCCCCATATATCGGCTTTATTCTTACAATCTTGTTTTAATGCATGTACATCAATCATGGGGTCAATGCGATAAAAAAATTTATGGTTTTCAATAAACATGATTTTTACTCCTTCGGTTCTTAAGTTAATATTTTATTAAAAAGGTAATACATCATCTTCAATTTGATTCACTGGAACTTCATAATTATCTGGAGGTATATTTTCAGATTTAGTATGATTTTCTTGAGGTGGTTGTCCTGCATTTTTTGGTTTATTGGTATAAACCCAATCTACCAATTCAGATGCAAGTCTTAATACGTCAACTTTTAATATTTTAGTTTCTGGATAATTATGACAAAGAATGGAAACCGCATTGCTTAATTGACTTTGATTTACAATGCGTATTTGTTCTTCAGGGTCACGTGGTTTCCAAGTTCCTCCGCTAAATCCTTTTTTAGTATTTAATTGAGGATTTGAGAGATTTTCAAAATTATCTTTTACTTTAAATTTATTAACAGGTTGCCCTGAATATTTATCAATTTCTTGGCTATAAGAAAATTTAACTTTATCTCCCACTTTGAATAAATCAGCTTTGTTACTTGCTGTAAAAGTAAGATAGGGAGTATTATTAACAAAAATAGTGAAATTAGCACAGTCACCGTAAGTGGTAGACTTATCTTCGCCTTTAAATACTTTTTCAATGATTCCTTCAACGATATTACTCATATTTTGATTCCTTTTTTTCCTTAAGCAGCTTTTTTAACATTAAATAAGTTTTCTTCTAATTTTCTGTGATACCCTTGGGCATATTCCCAGTCATTTGTTGATAGTTTCAATAATTTTCTATAATTAGCTCCGTATGGATGTTGTATCAATGCATAAATCCTCTCAGCAGTGGTTTTTGTAATAACATCCAGGGTCATTAGATTTATTATTCCTGATATTAAAGTCTCTACATCTAATTTTTGATTCTTATTCATGCTGCGATTCTCCCTTCTATATCGGCGTGCTGATTAAAGTAATATTGTTTACTTTCAATATCTAATTTATCCCAGCAGTGCGAGCATACAAATAGTTTTGAATGCATGTGCGAAGGGTGGTAGCAATTGCCGCATATTTCACCTTTAAACACCTTTTTATAGAGTTCCTGACTAAAAATTTCATTTAATTTACTTGTCGTACTTATTTTCATGTTATTCTCCTCAAAGTTTCAATTTAGAGCCATCCTTGGCGGACATTTCTTCCTTGCGAAGGTAATATTACCTATGGGTAACATAGTAGTCAATACCTATGGGTAATATTATTTTAAGCATTTAATTAACCTATTGATTTTAAATAGATAATTAATGATTTAAAAAGATATTAAAATACAGAAATGCACTAAAAAGCATTTTGAATTTGAAAATTTTTATTGAGTTTCTAAAAAATAGTTATTGACAATAAAATGTTACACCAGAACTTTGATCAAAAACATAACCTGTTGCAGGATTAAAGGTTATGATATCTCCTTCATCAACATCATCTGCATTTATAGTAGTGGGGGAGCATTCATGGCCATCGATAGTTAACGTTAAATCGCCATCATCTACATCTTTATCTTGAATAGTGGTTTCATTTGCATGTAATCCTATGCAAAAAAGCATTAATCCGCATACAAGTAATTTTTTCATAAATTTCTTTTTTATTTATTGAGATTTAGCTTTCACACCGTAGAAGTCAAAAGTGATAGTTTGTATTTTTTGATGATTGGGCGCGTTAGTATTTCCTGAGTATTGCATATAAAGATGTGAGCCTGCAGGAATAACTGTATCAGTGTATATTGACAATATTTTCCCACTAAATAATCCGTATCTTGGTAGGTTTTCATCAAGGGGTATAAGATTTGTTGGATTATTAGGATCTGTTCCTACAGACATATTCAATTCACCTCTATCAGGAGGTAAATTTGGTGGGGTAACATTAACATTTCTTTCTTGAATATAAGAAATCATATAAGCATCATTGGTAGGGGTGGCACCCATATCAATGATTTGGGGTGTTGGACCAATATTTGTGAGCGTAATGCTCCATGCTAAAACAAGTGGTGCGCCTACCATAAAATGCTCCTTAAGGTTAATTAGAGGGGTAAGCTAATATATCTATTGTAATTGGCTCGCCATTGTATTTATTATTTTCTGAATATTTTACATATAAATTTTGAGCTGCAGGCGCAATAGAATTACCACCTAAGCCCCAGATCATGTAACCTTTTTCAGTTGGGTTGGAGTTGTCGCCCGCATTGATGCTTTCGACAACGTTATTAGGTGTTTGCTCTGAGGTTCCAATGGTTATTACAAGGCCTTTGGTTTGAGATACATCCATGTTTTTTATAACGGCCATGACAGGTATGTAATTTTCATTTGTAGGAGCTGTTCCGATGTTGATAACTTGAGGGACTGGCCCTAAATTATTCAAGGTGAAACTCCATGCTACGATCAGTGCTTTTCCTATCATAAAACGTCCCTTTATTTATTTAAATTGAATCCCCTGTTTTGGATATCATTACAACGCGGCCAATTACATTAAGCAAATTCCTGGCTTCTTTTTTTAAAACAATTTTATCAGGAAAATGGGATTTAACAGGATTATCTGATTTGATAATAAAGTTATCAGGGCCTATAAAAAATCTTTTAACTTGAATAATTTGATCATTTATAAAAGCATACAGCTTTCCATCTTCAATTTCTTTTTTTGTACAGTCTATTAGAACTTTATCTCCATCATTCAGTGTAGGAAACATATCGCTTCCTTCTACTTGCATTGCACAAGCGGATTCTTCAGTAATGGCTAATTTAGTCATATCTTCTTTTGATAACATAACAGCTTGCTCCTTAGGGTGCATGGTAATACCTCCATCAAGAGAAGATGATTCTAAATCAATCAACGGAATAAATCCATAATATTTATCCGTTAATGGGGGGAATTCTGTGAAATTCATCGCAGATTTTGTATGATCTTTATCTAGCCAATGATCGTCTTTGTGGAATTTTTCTTCTATTTCACAGGCAAACTCTGGGCCAATATTTTTTTTTCTAGTCAAATATTGTGTTATAAGGTTATAAGATTTTCCTAATCGATCGGCTAATTCCCGGCGACCGAGTTTTTCTTCTAGGTATTTTAAATTTTTCCAACGATTAAAGTAAATAATTGTAAGTTTTGTGGTTTTGTCCATTGGTAATTCTTGTGGTTACCCGTAGCTAATATTCTAACATTAAATTTTACATTCAAAAACAACCTTGAGGTAATATGAAAAAACCATTAATATTACCTATTGGTAACTCAAAGGAATGCAATGGAATTATCGGACTATATCAGATCTCTCCCGAGGGGTGGTAAATCTAATTTAGCTAAATATCTAAAGGTTAGGCTACCAACTATTAGAAAATATGAGCTTCGTCAAATTAATCCTTTGCCTGAAAGAGCAAAATTGATTGAAATTTACTCTAAAAAAAAAGTTACTTTGGAGGAGATTGTTGGGGTTAAAAAAGCACAAGAAATAATGGAAATTTGGAAATGACCGACCTTGAGCTGCTAGATTGTGTTTTAGCACAACATCCTATTGTAACCCACCGCATATTCTTGCATATAACCCAAGACTTAAAAGCCGCGGCATTTTTTGGTCAGCTCTATTATTGGTCGAAAAAAATGAATCACGAATGGTTTTATAAAACTGTTGATTCATGGGGTGATGAATTATATCTGAGTTGGGAAGAGCAAAAACGTATTAGAAAGAAGCTAATCGTATTGGGTTTAATTGAGGAAAAAAGAAAGGCTTCTCCAGCAAAATTATTTTTTAAACTTAATTTTCCGAGATTAATCGAGCTTGCAAAGCAATATTATAGCCAGATTCAGGGAAAGTCAGAATCTAGATTCAGGGAAAGTCAGAATCTAGATTCAGGGAAAGTCGGAAGCTTGATTCAGGGTTTCCCTGAATCTATATATAAAGAAACAGAGACTACAACAGAGACTACTACAGAGAATAAAAAAAATAACCCTAAAGGGTTATTAAAAAAAAATGTAAAAAGATCTTTACCAGAAGATTTTGGTATTTCAGAGCGGGTATATGCATGGGCAGAGGAAAAGGGTTATCCCAATAGTTCGCTTAAAAAAGGTCTAGAGGTATTGGTGAGCTATGCCAAGAGAAATGGCAAACAGTATGTGGATTGGGATGAGGCATTGATGACAGCGGTTCGTGAGAACTGGGCAAAGTTACCCAATGATGGTTTTGTCATTGCTGCCGAGGATGATTTAGGTTTTTAGGATTGATTATGCAGCAGGGAATGGTGAGCAATGGGGTGTATGTCATAAAGCGTTTAAAAGCGCTTTATCCTTCGTTTCGTAGTCATGTCGATAAGCTAGAGAAGGATGAAAAGCGTTGGTTGCTTGAGGAGTATGAGAAAGCTTTTAACAAATACACATTGCGAGAAGTAACGGAGAAAGTAAGTAATGCGATACAGATCTCAAGCACCCGTGCTCCGACCATTAGCGATATTGTAAATGCTGCGGGTGTAAAACAGGCTTCGATTGTTGAGACGCCCGATATTGGTTTGGAAGGGCAGTATTCTGAAGCATTGAATCGAGGTGATTGGAGAGAGATGCAAAATTTAAGAGTGCGGCTCGCGCGGTCTCGACTGGAAAAAATAAATTACGATGCCATTTTAAAACCCACATATGCCTATTAAACTAATTTTTAAGGCATTGGTTAGGTTTTTAATATGTAGGTAATATGATGGTAGCGCAGGTAATATTAAAATTGATTTTATATGGGTTAAAATTAGTTTTACGAAAATGGATAAAAAATGACAATAACAGTACCGACATTACATTTAGGAATTTTAGGAATCATCTTCATTGTATTAAAACTATGCGGGGTGATTTCTTGGGCGTGGTGGTTAGTATTATTACCAATTTATTTACCTTTACTGCTTATGTTAACCATTATTTTTATTGTATTAATGATCTTCGCTATTGCCGTTTTTTTCGTAGAAATAACAACATGGGATTAGATATAAAAATGATCAATAAAACCCAAAAAACACCCATGAAAAAAAGCAGGAAGCGTAAAAAATGACTCAAGAAGATTATTTACAAATTGCTTGTATGGAATATCTACGATGGAAACATCCAAATACTTTAGTGCTACACATACCCAATGGTGGTTTTAGAAACAAAATAGAAGCCTATAAACTCAAGCGTATGGGTGTTTTAGCAGGAGCGCCAGATATATTTATTCCATTGGAAAAAGGAAAAATTACTAGTAAAGATGACGTGTACGTAACCGAATATAACGGTTTCTTCTGCGAACTAAAAATAAAACCTAGAAAGCCCACCAAAAAACAATTAGAAATACACGAAAAACTACGTGAATTAGGATATTATGTTTGTGTGTGTTATTCAATCGATGAGTTTATCAAAGAAGTTGAAAATTATTTAGGAAAAAAGCATGACCAATAAAACCATACATCTAGACTTAACCCTTCCCAACAATGAAAGTAACCCACATTCTGCTGACATAAAAATATGCGCACCAGGCGCCTGCCTTCAAGTGATTTATAAGTCAACGGATGAAATTTCTGAAATAAATAATCAAGAAAAACAGGAGTAAAACATGTTCAAATTTTTAAAGTTTGTAAGTATAGAGAAATACGAAAACCAAAAAGCATTAACCCAAACCTGGAAAGATAAATTCGATAAACAAATTCAAGCACATCAAAATACCATCTTAGTTAAAGACAAAGCCTATAGAGAATTAAAAGCACTCTATGATGATGCAATTAAAAAACTTGAAGACATGAAAGAGAATGAAAAAAAAGGAACTGCAGAATGATATTACCTATTGCTACCCGCATTTTAATAAAACCCATCATTATGCATGCAGAAACTAAAACCGAAGGCGGTATTATTATCGCAAACATCGTAAAACCAACTCAAAATAAAGGAGAGGTTTTAGCAATAGGGCCAGATGTTACATTAGTCAAAAAGGGCGATATCGTCTATTACACCAAACATGCTGGATTAGAAATATTAAACAATAACGAAATGCATCTCATCATAAATGAAGGAGATATTTTAGCAATTATAAAGGATGATCATGTTAGTCAAGAATAACCAAGTAATAATGGATTTTAAAGAAATAGAAGAAGCAAAAGCATTTGCTTCACTCTGTTGGGATGTAAAACGTATATTTGAATCATTTCCCCAATATATAGACGTAAAGTTTACTCCCGAAAAAGCATTGCTTTTGCTTTTACAACAAGCAGCTACAGAAGTTTCAGATTTAGCAGATCATCCCCCGTAGATGACTAAAATTAGGTTTAAAATAAACACAAGGAAAATAAATCATGATGCAACCCAGATTTAAAAAAAACGAAAGAGTTTTTTATGTACATATTCCAGCTAAAAGAGATTTAGTTACTGGAACTCTAAAGCCAGAAAAAGCTCGCCCGGCTACTGATCTTGTCGATGAACATTATTGGCCCCACCAAGGAAGTGGTTTAGAAATCATTTATAAACTCGTATCACGCGGTAAAAAAATAAATCAAAAAGAACTCTATTCCAATAAAGACGATTGTCAAGCCGCGTGCGATAAAATCAATGAAGAATTATCAAAAGTATCAGAAATAAAACCTAAAAAAATAGAAAAGTCAGCCGCCTTGAATACTATGACTACTTAAGTACTATGAAATGCCCCTCATCAATACGTTGCGATATTTAAGAAAAAAAAAGAAATGGTCGCGTGATTTTGTAGCGGTTGAAAGTAATATATGCGTGCGTATTATTCGCTATTATGAAGTAGGGGCAATTTCTATTTCTCTAAAAAATGCAGAACGTTTATCCGAATTATTCGAAGTAGATGCGAGTCTTATCGTAGGTAAAAATCAAAAAGTATTTATCTCAGATGAAGAATATGAAGAACTGATCCCTCCTTTAACGCATAGGGAAATGCTGATGACTAAAATGCAGCAATTTATTAGTGGAACTTTACCCAAATGTTCACTTAAGGAAATTTACATGGAGGTGATTGTTAATGGTCATAAAGGTGATTAATGTTTTTAGAAAATAATTTTAGAAATTCAAACTTTTTTATTGCCCTAGCCCAACATTTAATGCCTGATTCTACGATTTATTCAAAATAAATAATAAATACCATTCAAATATTGCCACCTCCTTGACTTCTAAATAGTTTGATATTAATAGCGCAATTTCAATTAGTTAGCGCTGTATGCCCAAAAGTCTAACAGAAATACGTAAAGAACCCGGAAAAAGTAATGCCTATAAATACAAAGGCGTTGCCAAAAAAGACTTCGCTGGTCCCAGTGAAACTTACCCAATCAATACATTAAAACGCGCTAAATCAGCAATCAAATTAGCTCATAACTCCCCTCAAGAAGAAAGTATCAAAGCACGAGCGCGTGCTAAATACCCACAACTCAAAAAAGGTAAAAAATGAAAAAGCCCTCAGTAAAACACATCGACGAAGAAGCTGATAAAAAACTAGTTAATAAGATGCTCAAAAAAGAACGTGCGCGCGATAAAAAAGATGATGCACGGCAAATGAAAAAGATGATGCGCAAGAAATAACGGTTCCGAAAGGCTTATATATGTGCAATTTTGTTCCAACGGATGAACAGCGTAAAACTGCTTCACATTTATTATCACATGGCATATCCGGGGATAGAGCGCGTTTAAAAATAATTAATCCCAGAACTAATAAACCCATCGATAAAGATACTTTTTATAAAGTATTTGCACGTGAGGTTGAATTAGCTGGATTGGAAAGAACAGGTCTTGTCGTTGATCGGCTTTATGAAAAAGCCTTGGAAGGGGATGTAGGTGCAATTTCTAAATATCTCTCTCTTCAAGGACGTGGAGCATTTAATAAACGCTTTGAATACAATCCCGATGACCCTCCCTCTAAACAAATAGCTTCTGTAATCAAAGCAAGTTCTGATGGAATTATAGGCGCTCTTGAAACTTCTGAAATCGTTAATGCCATAGCAAAACTCGTGACCGTCGTTGAAGTTGAAGAACTCAAAAAAGAATTTGCTGAACTTAAGAAACTCATGAGGAAGAAGAAATGAGTTTAAACGCATTCAGAAATGAAATCAAAAATTTTAAAAACCAATATTTTTATGAAGCGCAACTTCCTGATATACAAATCAGTGATGATTATTATCTAACACAAACTCAGAACAGTCGTTTTTATGTTCCATCGCCAACGGGACTTGAGTTTCACAAAGATGATTCATTTTTTAAAGTGATCATGGGTCCTTTTGGATCAGGTAAATCTGTTGCGTGTTGCCATGAAATCATATTTAGAGCTTTTGGTATGCCAAAGTGTATTGATGGCATAAGGCGTTCTAAATGGTGTGTTGTACGTAATACCTATCGCATGTTGGAAATATCAACAGTACGTACATGGCTTGATTGGTTTGCCCATTTAGGTGAAGTGAAAATCACACAAAAACCCCCTTATTATTTTTGCGAGTTTTGGGACGATCAAGGGAAGATAGAGTTAGAAATTGTATTTCTAGCTCTAGATCGCCCAGGACAATTAGAGAGTTTAAAGTCTGCTGAATTTACCGGTGCTTGGCTGAACGAATTATCAGGATTACAAGAAGCCGTATTTCAATTCATGAAGGGCCGTATTAATGGACGTTATCCATCAAAATCAATTTGTACAGAACCCTATTGGACAGGAATTATTGCAGATACCAATCCACCTAATACCAGGAGTTGGGTCTATCGGATGTTTGAAAAAGAAAAACATCCAGAATTTAGAATGTTCAGACAGCCAAGAGGATTGATTAAGAATTCAAATGATCAATGGATTGATAATGTTGATGCAGATAATAAAAAGAATTTAGCACCTGATTATTATCAAAAAATGACTCTGGGTGCGTCTGAAGAATTTATAAAAGTATTTTGCTTGGGAGAGTATGGTTCTGTCTTAGATGGTAAACCCGTATATGCCGAATATAACGATGACATTCATAGTATTAACGGTCTTAAGCCCATTCCTGAAAATTATATTTATACCGGTTGGGATTTTGGACTTACTCCTGCATGTGTGGTTGCTCAACGCAATGTTAATGGGCGCATTCATATTTTAAAAGAATATGTTTCACAAAACATGGATCTTGAGCAGTTTATAAAAACAATTGTTAAACCGCGTTTAGCTGTTGATTTTAAAGATTGTATTGTCCATGAGGGATGGGCAGATCCTGCAGGTACTCAAAAGGCACAAACGGACGGATCAACGTGTTTAGCCATTTTAAATAAATATGGATTTAATGTATCTCCAGCGCCATCTCAAGATCCAATTGTACGTCAAAAAGCAGTTCACGATTATTTGAATTTAATGATTGATGGTAAACCAGCGCTCATAGTGAATAGAGATGGATGTCAATTATTAAGAGAAGGTTTTCAGGGTGGTTATCAATATCGAAAACTTCATACGATTCAAGGTGAAAAATTCGCTGATTTTGTAGAAAAGAATGAATATTCACACCCTCATGACGCTTTGCAATACCTAATGTTGGGTATATCTGGTTATATCCCCGAAAAAGAACGTACGCAAGTTATTTACTTTGATGAGTTTTAATTATGGCAAAAAATAAGAAAAATACTAAAGGTTTAGAAAAGCGTAATGAAAAGATCAATGCTTGGTTTGATTATTTTTCAGATAACATTCAAACCTATACCAATAACATTGAATTTGTAGAGGGTTCACAATGGAATCCTGATGAAGTTGCTTATTATGCTGCAAATGGTAAAACCCTTCTTACTGATAATGTACTCAATAAATTTGTAAAACAAATCATTGGTGAACAACTAAAAACCACCCCTGAGATGCAGGTGGTGGTTGATAGTGATCAGGTAAATCAAAAGAAAGTTGCAATCCGTTCTGATTTATTGCGCACAATTCAAATAAAGAACCACGCCAAAGAGTGTTACGAAATCGCTATCGAATGTTCGATGAAAGGGGGGTTCGGTGCTCTATGGGCTTATAACGATTATGACGATGGCATAACCTTTCAGCAGGTTGTTAAACAAGAACCTATCAAAAATCCTACTTTATGTTTTTGGGACCCAAAAGCAAAAAATAAAACTAAATGCGATGGGGATTACTGCGGGATGATTGACTATATGCGCAAATCTGAATTCAAGCGCAAACATCCCAATGCTGAACCAACATCTGAAGGATGGAATTCAGATCAAGTTGATTTAGATCGCATTATGTTAGAAGAGGATGATGAACTCATTCCTATAGCAACCATCTACGAAAAGCGCTTTTTTAAAAAAAGAATTCTTTTGGTAAAACCCACTATATCAGGGAAAGAATTTGATACTGTTCCTGCTGATCAATTTGATGAATACAAACAGCAATATTTAAACAATATCCAATACATCAATGAAATATTGGGTATGAGTCAATCTCTTCAAGAGCCGCAAGTCATAGATGAACGGATTGTTGATGATTATAAAATAAAGTGTTATCGCCAAACTAAAGTAGAAGATCTCGAAGAATATGAATTCCCTGCGCGTGATTTACCCATTCAATATGTAGATGGGTATAGCTATTACGATAAAGGTAAGCAAACCATTAAATCTTTTACGCAAGATGCACATGATGCTCAAAAACTAGTTAATTATATTTATTCAGAAATTGGTCAAGCCGTACGTACTTATCAGCGTGTAACTATCATTGGCACGCAAAAGATGTTCAATGGCGCATTAAAGCAAATGAAGAATCCAGAAAAGCCTACTGCGTTCTTACCTATTGAACCTGATCCGGCATTTAACGGTGGGGTGCCAATGATTACCGACCCACATCCTGTGCCGGCAGAATTGTTTACAGCCTACCAAATGGCTGTTGCTTCTATACAAGATATTTTAGGGCGTACTGAGGCCTCTATGGGAGATCCTGGTAATGAGATTTCAGGCGTTGCTATAGAAAATCGCATTATGCAACAGAATACTGTTGTAAATAAGTGGTTTGATGGTCTTTTAAAAGCCATAGAACAACAAGGTCGTGTAGTTAATCAATTGATCAGTAATCTTTATGATCAACCTCGTTCAATGATGCTCTATAAAGAAAATAATAAAGCTTATAACGCCAATCTCAATCAGTTTAATCACCAAACAGGAGAAGTTGATAACGAAATCACAAATGAAGATTTTGAAATCAGAATTTCTGTAGGCGCTAATTACGAAATGATGCGTCAACAAGAGCGTCAATATCTCTTAGATATTTTACAACAATCTCAATTACCAGCTTTTGCGAAGATAGGGCACTTAATCGCTAAATTATCTGATACACCGATTATGCCGCAAGTGGTTCAAGCCATTGAAACCATGATTGATCCACAAGTATTGGCTAAAGAAAAAGGATTGCCACCACCACCACCACCTCCCCCTCCTCCACAAGTAATGCTTGAACAACAAAAGATTCAGGCAGATATGCAAGCCACGCAGGTAAAAGTTATGCAAGCTCAAATCGACAAGATGAAAGCTCAGATGGAATTTTTAATGAGTATTTCCGAATTACAAGGTAAGGGTGTTGAAGCACAAGCAGAGGTACAAAAAGCTGCTATGGAAGCCGGAAGAGATTTATCGCAACACCACGTCGATATGGTTGGACATGGTGTAGAGACCTTAGGTCACTTAAAAGATTTAGCTGCGTTATCGCAGCAACCATCCACACAGCAGGAGTTAAATGCTGGAGCGCAAACGTGAAGCTTAAAACACGGTGATAAATAGGAGAAATTATGAACACAAAATCAAATAATGCGGGTCAATTAAGTCAGGATCAATTGGATCAGCAAGAACTTGATAGAGCTTTTAATGAAATGAACGGTATCAAACCCGAAGATGCGGCACAAACGCCAGAACCTCAACAAGAGGAGGTTTTAGACGATATACTGCCGGCAAATGAAGGGGAAGTTGATACTACAAATGATGATCTTCTTACTGAAGTTTCTGAAGAAGCGCAAGAAAAGCCTGAGGGTGATGTGCTTGAGGATGACGAGAAGAAGGACGAAGCAAAATCAGATGATTATGTGGATTTAGAAAATTCTCCTATAGAAGATGACGAAACCCTGATTAAACCTGATGATCCAGTCGGGGTACAAAAACGTATCGGTAAGGAAGTTCAACGCCGTAAGGTATTGGAAGCAGAAATTGCGCAGATGAAAGCTCAGCAAGAGCAATTGATGCGCATGGTGATGGGGCAAACGCCTAATAGTGTAGTACCAGGAATGATGCCCACTATGCAGCCTAATGTTGCGCAACAACAGCAACAAGTGCCATTTGTACCTCCTCCACTACCAAAACCTTATGAAGAGATGAATGAATTTGAACGCTTTGAATATTTCAACCAGGTAAAAGTGGCTGAAGCACAAGCAAAACAAATGCATTCACAGCAACAGGTGCAACAGCAAAGACATCAAGCTGATTTAGGAAAAGTCTTAAATCAATTGAGACAAAACCTTGATGATCCAGTCATTAATGAACTCTATACAAAAAATGGAGGGAATTTAACTGAGCACATGCTTGCGCCTTTAGTGGACTACAAAAACGCTGCGTCATTGATTCGTTATTTTCACGTAAAGCACAACGCAGAGCTGGCCTTATTAGCGACGAAACCTCCTCATGAGCAAGCAAGAGGGATCGTTCGCTTAGCTGAACGCGTAAATCTTGAAAGAAGACAATCTTTTGAGAAAAAAGCAAATGCTAAAAAGCCAGTTCCTGCGGGAAAAACAACAAGTGCCGCTGCACCAAAAGCATTTGCTAAGAAGGATATTTATTCCGATCAGGCATTGTTAGAAAAAGCAGCGGGAAATCCAAAACTTTGGGATCAATTAATAGCAAAGGGCTATTGATCTCCCGCTAGGAGAAAATAATGACAATTACAGTTCCAAGTTATGCGTCACCTACATTAGTTGCTAAACGTATTGCGCAGTGGTTTTACACCATGAGCCCAATTGTTAAAACGGCTTATAAAGGTTATGCAAATATGTTCGACAATAACAAACTTTCAACACCAGGCACTACTTTTAACGTAGCGTTGGATAACCGTTTTACTTTGCAACGAAGCGATGCGATTACGCTAGAAGGTATTGTTGATAGAACGGTACCTGTAACCGTACAGAACCCTTATCGTATGGGTGCTGCATATACTACAACTGCACAAAAATTATTGATTCGTGATCTTGATCAGCAAACGATTAAGCCCATGTCTGCAACAATCAGTGCGGGTATCGAACAGGATCTCATCTCTCAATTTGAGTTATATGGTTATAATTTCCAAGATTTTACAACCACTTATAATTCAAGCACATCGGGTATTTTGGATACACCAGCAAAAGTAGGCCAGATTGCTACTTTCTTCAGAGAGTATTCAATTGATGCTGTTATTCCCTGGTATGGTTCTATTCGTCCCAATAACTATCAAGCAATGGTTGATGGTTTCCCATCTTCCTTCTATCCAAAAACCAACGATAGCGTATTGCATGATGACATCAAATCTAAAGATGTTAAACGCATCAATAGTTTTGATTTAATGTGGTCAGAAGTACTCTATAAACACGTTGGTGGTACAGCTGGTGGAGCAACAGGCGTAACTTTAAATGCAACCGTATCAAGCGGTACAAGCATTACACTTGCGGGTTTAACCCCGGGTCTAACTTTTGCAGTAGGTGATCGTTTAGTATTTCCTGCATCTTATAAAGTTAATCCAGTAACACGCGATGATATTACTAACTCAAACTTCCAAGCTGTTGTAGCCGCAGCTGCGACTGTAGGTGGTGGTGGTACTGTTACCTTAACCATTTATGTAGGTCCAGGTGGTCTGAATGCTAATACAGATGATCCAAATAGAAACTTAAATCGTGCTTTAACTTCGGGCGATTCAGTGCAGATTATTAGTGAATTCTGCTTAAACTGTTTCTATACAGGTAATGCTGTATTGTTTGCGCCGATCGATCAAGCTGCATTTGATGTTGCACCAAATCAACGTGGCGCTGAGAGTGATCCGCACAGTAAGTTGAAATTCCGCGTAACTTACTTCCCTTCCCCAGGTACAAACCAAAATACCGTCTATGTCGATGCATTGATGGCAATGGGTATTGCTCCTGAAGGAACAAGCATTGCATTAACTGATAACTAATGCTTTAAGGGGATAGATCATGCCAGTAATGACCGTCAATAGTTTAGCGTTTGTGAGAGAGGCCTATGAATCATGGGGGATTATCAGTGATTTTGATACATTGTCTGATCCCATGTACGTCAGAGGATTATCTTATTTAAATCAAATTCTTGCTAAAGATCAGGCTAATGGCATATCTATCCCTGCTTATGCGCAATTGAATTTTAATTTAATTGCAGGACAAGCATTTTATGAAATATCCAATAATATAGGTGCCGAGGTTGCATCAAATCCACTTATGGATTTGGAAGACGGCGTCATCCTTTATTCAAATTTGATTCAATATCCAATTTTAGATGTTAAGAGATCCGAATTATTAGGGATTCCATTAGCCGTTAATACTCAGTCGTGGCCTTCTCAAATGCTCTTGTATAAATTCAAGCGAATAACAGGAGATAGAGATGCACCTATCGTTACGATGTCCGATGATCCAAATAGTTGTGTATTACGTTTTTATCCAGTTCCATCACAAACTTTTCCAGTAATTATTTATGCAAAAAGGGTATTAGATAGTGTTGAAAAAAACCAAGATATTTCTATTCCTCCTCATATGCTTATGTATTTACGTTATAGCTTGGGACAAGAGCTCACGCGTAAATATGAAAACTCTGTATGGAAGCCAGAGGATACACAAACGCTTATAGAATTAAGAGAGATGTTTAAGTCGGGGAATGAAATTGATAATTCCCTTGATCAATCCCCAACGTTGCAATCTGGTGCGCCAAGTCGCCCGATGGCTACCAATGTGCCTTATTACTAGGATAACGCTATGCCAAAGGTTAATTTTCCAGTAGTAGGTACATTTGCGAGGGTCAAGCAGCGAGGTATTACCCCTGAGAGTACGATCAATATGTATCTTATCAATCAGGGAAATGAAAAAGTTCCAGATACACTCATTAATGTACCTGGTTTTATAAGTTTAGAAAATACACCTTATTTTCCGTTTGGTGAAGTTGGTCGAATGCTTTATGTAGATGATCAACAAACAATTTACGCGGTTGTAAGTGAATATGTATATAAGCTAACAACAACTTTCGAACCGATTTTATTGGGGACGCTTACGACAGATACAGGTTATGTGGATATTGAAGGAAATAATTCTGATCAAATTATGTTTGTAGACGGCGCTAATGGTTACATTTATAACATAACGACAAACACTTTTGGAAGAATTACTGATCCTGATATTTTACCAAGCCCACAATCAGTAGCATTCTTAGATGGGCGATTTATTATCAATAGTGCGGGCACAAATCAGTGGCAAATCTCAGATTTAAATGATGGTACGAGTTGGGATGCTTTAAATATTCAAGAACTTGAAACACAAAAAGATACGATTCAAGCAATTGCTGTTAATCAACGTATTATCTTTTTATTTGGAAATCAAGTTACTGAATGTTGGAATGATGTAGGAAATCCAGATTTTCCTTTTGCGCGTTTAGATACCATGAATTTCCAGGTGGGCGCAGCATCGACTGCTTCTGTTACTCAAGCAGAAGGCTTATTGTTTTGGTTGGGTAGATCAACAAATGGAACTGCATCTGTGATGTTAAGTGATGGGGGTATGCCCATTGCTGTCAGTACCGTAGATGTTGATCAAGAAATAAATAATTATGCCTTAACCACTGATTGTGAAACTTACTATTTCAGAGAAAACGGTTATACGTTTTTGGCGGTTAATTTTACAACCGAAGATCAGAGTTGGTTATATAACGTTACCAATCGTACGTGGACAAAACAGAGTACGCATGAGGGTAATAGACATCGCATTAAAACCATTATTAATTATGGTGAATTGAATTATGCACTTTCCTATGATGATGCTGATTTTTATGAAGTTTCTCAAGCGTATAACACTTTTGATGGCGATCCTATTGTTAAAGAGCGTATTACGCATAGATTTTTTGATCAAACTTTACGTGATATAAAAGTTTCATATATCGAAATTGATTGTTTACACGGTTTTGCCCCGCAAGCAGGTTCTCCTGAAAATCCCAATTATTCTGCCGATCCTTTTCTAGAATTATCTGTATCAAAAGATGCGGGTATTACTTTTGGTCCTAATGTCAGGGCTCCTATTGGCCGTGTTGGTAAAAGAGGCGTAAAGACATATTGGCACAATCTGGGAATTAATAAGGATTTTGTATTTAGGTTTAGATGTTATGCAAACGTAGATTTTTATTTAAGAGATATGTCGATTTTATACAGTTTAGCAGGGCCTCAAGGAAGAAGTTAATGTTTAATCAAATAAGTATTCAAAATCAAATAAGACCCCCCTTACAAGATGAGGTAGTGGGAACAGATCGGATCGTGACAAGCATATGGTTACGCTATTTTAATAATTTATATCAGCTATTAGTTGCCATCTTGCAGAAGGGTATCAGTTTGCCATCATTAACAACATCGCAACGCGATAGTGATTCTTCTTATAACCAACAAAGATGGTTATACATCACCGATGCAGCAGCCGGTAAAGAAGTACAAATAAATATCAATGGAATTTGGTATTACGCAACATTAACGGCTGTTTAGGAGAGTTTTATGTCATGGCAAGCATCTATTCAACAAATGTTTAATAACCCCGATAATTCTCTTAATTCTATTAATCCAGGAGGAAGTAGCGCATCGATGTTCACGATGAATCCCTGGATGATGGGGGGCGCGGGATTAGCGAGTTTATTGGGAGGTATTTTTAATAAAAGCGGCGCTGATAATCTGGGTAGTAATATCCGACAGGGCATGGGAGATATTACCAATTATGCAAATCAGGGGTTGGCATTTTTAGATCCTTATAATCAAGCAGGTCAAGCTGCGCTGGGTCAATATAGTCAAGCGCTTAATGGAATGTCTAATCCTGTTGATTATGTAAATAACATTATGGGTCAGTATAAACAGTCTCCTCAATCTCAATTCAATACGCAAGAAATGTTGAGAGCGGCAAATAATGCATCAGCTGCAAGCGGACAATTAGGATCCCCTGCTGAACAGATGGCAATTAGTAGATATCAAAATCAAATTGACAGCACAGATCAACAGCAATTTTTGAATAATGCATTGGGGGTTAATTCTCAATATATGGGAGGATTACAAGGTTTAGCTGGTATGGGTTATGGTGCAGCGGGTCAAATGAATCAAAATCGTTTAGGTTTGGGAGATGAAATGGCCCAAATGTATCAAAACTTAGGCATGGCTAATATGTATGGAAATCAATCCATGGGTAGTGGTATTGGAGGATTTTTAGGCGGTTTAGCGAGTTTATTATAAAGGGGTAGGATAATGGTAGCACCACTTGGACAATTACAATTAGCTAGTTCTTTGGAAAATCCTGTATTAAGTGGATTTCAACAAGGATTACAAACAGCATTGTTGCCACAAACAACAGCCGCGGATATGGCTGCAAAAATGGCGCTTGCGCAATATAATCAAGCTCGGGGAGGATATTACGACCAATATGGTAATTATCGACAAGCGCAATCTGATTATTTGATACCTTCTCAGGCGCTCGTTAATCAGCAAAAGGCTAATGTTTTATATCCTGCTATTGCACAGCAGCGCCAGGCGCAAGCACAACAAGTCCAAGCTTTAACGCAGCCAAAAGCTAATTTAGTACAAGCACAAACACAACAAGCATTAGCAGGTGGGCCAAGAGGGCAATTAATTAATAATTTGCTAGCAAATCAAAATGGTCTTCCATCAAACATTGGGAATCAAGCAGCAATTGCTACTGTTTTACAAGGGGCGACGCCTGAAGTAAAACGTAATTTTGCATATCAAGCTGCTCAAGGAAATATTCCATTACAACAATCCATTCAGGGTGCTAATTTAAAAGCTACTAGTAATCAACAATTATTGCGTCAGCAAGCAGCTATGGAACAATTCGATTCTGCTGTGCAACCTATGCTTCAAGATGTGGGTAATGCAGTAGCCCATTATAGTGGTCCTGGCGGTGCTTTAAGATTAAGAGGAGATCAATTAAAGCAAGCCAGTGGAGGTAAACCTTCTCCTGAATATAGTGCTTATTTAACCGCTGTTCAAACACAAATACCTTTAATTGCTGATAATGCAAGAAAGGTTTTGGGTGCGCAAGCATCTGATGCTATGCAGGAACAATTACAGGGAATAGTTGGTCCAGGAGGTAAATTAGATATGAAAGCTTTTGCTTTAATGCCGCCTCAGGTTGTTTATGACAAATTAAATTCATTTAGTAATTATTTAACCAAAGAAGCCCAGGTTGGTAGAAATTTTGTAGGTCCATTAAGTTTAAACCCAGATAAACAAAATCCTATAGAAGCTCCAGAAAAAATTGGTCCTCAAACTGGCAATCCACCTCCGGGAATGTCAAAAGCAGAGTTTACAAAGTGGTATTTGCAGAATAATGGAGGGCGCTAATGGCTACTCAATCTGATATTGATTCAGCTTATGAAAAATACCAACAACAAACAGCTTCTCAAAAAAATATCTCTTCCGATGATATTGATTCTGCTTATCAAAAGTATCTTAATGGACAATTAGATCAACAAGCTGCTAATTTTCCTCAGCCGCAATCAACAGCAGATAAAATAAGAGGACATTTAAAATCAGTTGGGGCCGGATTACTTCAACCTTCAATTAATTTGGCATCTGGTATTCAAACAGAGGTAAACCAAACTATAAAAGCTATTGATCCATCTTATCATATGATGACCCCTGTTAATGCAGACCCAAACTTACAACTTGTAGCTAATGCTCCTAATCAAAGTGAAGCAAATCTCGCCCAAATACCTGGAGCTTTTTTAGCTCCAGGAGGAAATGCCGTAAAAGCTTTCGATACATTGAAAGGATCAATAGGAGCTGCCGGTGCATTAGGAGGGTTATATGGACTAGGATATGGTAAAGCGGCGAATCCTGATAGTAGTAGTTTATACGATGTCGCAACTGGAATAGCTACGGGAGCAGGATTACAGGGGGCATTAAGAGGAATAGGAAGCGTTGCACAAAATCTTATTAATAAACCATTAACTAGAATTCAACAGCAGGCTGAAAAGGAAAAATCTTTCGGGGTTCAAAATAGACCATTAACTCCTGCAGAAGCAAAACAAAGACTGCAAACCGCACAACAAACTGGAATAAAACCTAGTTTAGGTACTTTAACAAATGATCCTCAAAGTATTCAATCTTTCGAAAATTCTGCATTTACGCCATTTAATAATCAACAAACATATGCTGCAGAAAATATTGGGCGTGCTGATCAATTGGGCAGTGATATTTACAATGATTTAAATAGAGGGTTGAATAGAGAAGAAATTGCTCCTACGCTTACCAACGAAATTAACGATATTTTTAACGCTAAAAAAGCTCAATCTAAAGAAAATTATGACAACTTAGCTAATATGGCAGATCAAGTAGGTGTGCAAGGTAATCGTTCAAATGCACAAGCTTATGCTTTGGACCAACTCAGTAAATATCAAAACGCCAAAAACATGGGTAAATTAACAGCGCTTGATCCTGATACCTTAGATATTTTAAAGACTGTTTCTAAAGACATCACTCCTACTGAAGAAACACCTTATACCTTTTCTGATTTAAAAGATGAACGCAGCATTGTGGGGGAAAAACTTAATCAACTACGTGAGTCTAATCCCAAAGCAACCACCGCAGAAAACATATTAAATAATTTGTATAGTAAATATTCGGATGATATGAATGATACATTACAGTATGGAAGTTTTAGAAGTCAAGAATTATTAGATTCTTGGAAAAAAGCCAATAATTTCCATAGAGATGAAGTAACCCCTTATTATCAAGGCAGATTACCTTATATCCTAAAAAATGAAACTCACGAAAAGATTACAAATGAATTAATTAATAATTCTAAATATAGGGATTTGATAGCATCTTTACCCGCTGATACTAAGAAGTTATTATTAGGTTCCAAAATTGCGTCAACACTTCCTTCGGATGATTTTTCAGCCAATAAATTTTTGAGTGGATATAATAGAGTTGCTAAAACTGCTAATATTACTCCTCTTACCATGGGTCTTACTCAAAATATTAATGGAACAGAAATTCCTATTAAAGATGCCTTAGATAAATTGTCAACTATTTCAGAAATGAATGAACCATTAAAAAAGATAAAATCAACTATTCCAACAGGATATGCTCTTAAAGGAGCACAACAAAGTGGTTTACCCGTGTCTTTAGGGGCGCTTATAGGTTTAGGTGCTCATGGGTCCTGGGGTGCATTAGCAGGAGCTGGAGCAGGTACAGCTTATGCTGGTATAAAAGGACGTTTAACTAGTAATTATTTGAAAAATCCTGAAGTATTACGGGCTTATTCTAATCCCCTGCAGAGAGCAGAAATCCTAAAAAATGCTTATCCATTGATCAATAAAGTACCGGCAAACTTACCCGCAGGACTTAACGCTATGTTAAATTATTTTATTAATCAAAACCAATAATAAGATTAAGATTTATGTTCTAGTTTTTTACGTATCTCTTCAAGTTTGTTCCATAGATCCGTAAATGAAAGGTAGATTATATAATAAGTATAGCCAAACCCTCCAATAATTAGTAAAAATAATGTCCATATTGTTGAGTTAGACATTTTAGTTCCTTTTATTAATTTTCTGCATATTTATTATACATAAATACATATAAAAGTCAACAAAAATAATAAATACCATGTAAATATTGCCATCTTACGACATCACTGAAGTCATATTAAATTTGGCTAAATTTATAATAGTAGCTAAAGAATGTCTTTTGGCGTTTTTATACAGCCCAATCCAGTCTGGGCTTTTTTAGATCAAGCCGCTCTGCCAGCTGCAGGTGGATTTATCTATACCTATGAATCATCAGATCATCAGACACCTAAAGCTACTTATCAAAATAATGATTTAAACGCTCTTGTACCTTGGTCCAACCCTATTACCTTAGATGCAACTGGTAAACAAGCAGACGAAGCGACCGATATTTGTTATCCCATATTTTGGGCAGATGATGCGCCTTATTACATAGAAATTACCGATAGTGACAATAACATCATATTTCAAGGAGATGGTTTTCCTTGGAATGGTTCAAATGAACCTGTTATAAGTGAAATCGATATTGAAAACTATTTTATTAACGCTCAACTCTATTTTGATAATGCTGAAGTCATAGATACTGATGGTGATAGAGGGTTTAATGATTTACCCGCATCGGAATTGAGTATTGCGCCTGATAATTGGTTTTTTATCAAAAATAATACATCAGCTACCGATACTATTACTATTGTTGACTTTAGCGCGGGTCAAACTGAAGTACTCAATAATCCCAAAGCTTATTTTATTTATAATTGTACAGTCCCTGGAACTTCAGAAACCCAGAAAAAATATTATTACAAATTTGGATCTGTAAGACAGTTTGCGAATGAAACTATAAATATACAGTTTTACGCTAGGTCTACGCTCTCAAGTCAATTATCGGTAACGTATACACAGTATTTTGGTACCGGAGGATCTCCCTCAGCAACCAATACTCAACCTATTACCACGCAAAGTTTAACGGGTAATTGGGTTATTTATCAGGTCTCTGTCGAAATTGATGATCTTACGAGTAAAAATATTGGTACTAATGGAGATGATTATTTATCCATTGATTTTAATATGCCATTTAATAGCGTTGCCAATGTGCAATTATCAAATATGTGTTTACGTTTCGGCGATACTTTTATAGATATTCAAGAAGAATCTGTAAATATTACTTCGGAAGAAATAAAAGCATCTTCATTACCCTTACCACGTTCTGTTAACTGGGATGATGGTAATTATGAGTTGATGATGATTTCAGGGGTGCAAACATGGGTTGCCTGTGCGGGAAGGGGGTGTGAATGGTACACGAATGCTGCACCAAGTTATGCATTATTACAAAACGGTTTGCCTTATTATTCTTCACAATACTATAACTTAGCGAATTATTTATATCAGTCTTCTAGTTTGTCCTTACCTTTTTCGTATGGCCCTCAAGGATTTACGGTATCAATTGCCACCGCAACACTTACTATAACTTGCGTAACAAATGGTGCTGTTACTTCTGGATCAGCAGGAACTTCTGGATTCTCTTTTACTCAAACCAGCAATGGTAGTGGCTCGACTCCTGGAATAGTGACTCTTGTTGTTAATGCTGCATCTACTATTTTGCCTGGAGAGTATTTTTTAATAAATAGTCCTTCAACGAGTTATTTTGTTTATTTTAGTCAAAATAATGAGACGAAAAATCCACAAGCAACGACGCCGGCTTTGAGTGGGAAAACCGCAATAAAAGTTTCGTATACAGGTTCAGAAACAGATGCACAGTTAGCGGCGCTAATATTAATCCAATTAGAAATCGCTCATTTTAGGGTTCCTGATCAACGCGGTTTAACAAGCCGTATGCCAGATTTTGGTGCAACTGCTGTATTCCCTGTTGCTTCTCAATTAAAGATTAGGTCCTTGGGTAATGATAGTGGCGTAACTTTTGCAATTGTGGGATTAGATGTAAATGGTGCTGCATCATCAGAAAACCTAACGGGTGCAAATGTTGGAACAGCCACCTCTGTTAATACTTATTCAGCAATAACATCAGTAACGCCTAATATAAATACGGCATCTTTTGTTGCGATGGGTGATTCAACCTTAACGCAAGGTATTTCTCAATTCCAGTTGGGTTTTGCAAGTGTACCTACACCATTAAATGGTAATTATGGTCGCGATCCTGATTACTATACGCAGTCTGGTTTTTGGGCTTATTATCCGATTTATTTGAATCAAGTAACTCCGGGAGTAACTCCAGCTGATGATCAAACAGGAGATTATATTGCTATTGTTTCAGTAGGAAATGATTCCGGTATAAATTTTGTTATCAGGGGATATACCGATAATGGTGCTTATGCTGTAGAAACAATAGCAGGTACTAATGCGGGAACTGTACCATCTGCAAATCTTTATTCTATTGTTATATCTATCACTCCTACAGGAAATACAGCATCGACAGTAACTGCTAAATTTTTCAATCATGGAATAGCAGATGGTATTTGTTTATCTCAATCTGGAACAACTAATACCGCTTTAAATATCAATGGTGCTTATGCGGCTTATCCTGCAAACGCTCGTACTTCTCTTTATGCAGGTGGTGCTAAGGGCGACAACGTTGGTTCATTACAAATAGATTCTATTCGTGCACACGAGCACTCATTCCCAGAAAGCGGTGGCGCAGGGATTAAAGGATTTAGTTCTGCAGCCAGTGATGGATTCTCTACCTTTAGCACACAACCGAACTATGGAAATGAAACACGTATTAAAAATATTTACGTTAACAAGATTATTTATTTTTAAAGGAGTTTATTAAATGTACTACGATAAACAAAATTGGGATCAATCAATACTTTTAGAATCACAAGCCGCTGATCCTGATGGAATTAGTCTTGCAAGTACCTATTCTGCAGGCGAATTACCGCTTAATGGAGCGCTCACATCAGGTGGGTCTTATACAAATAATATCGGGAACTTCATCACTATTGTTTGTGGGGGTGATGAAACCGCCAATATATTTACGATTACTGGTAAAGATCAAGCCGGTCGTACATGGATAGTAAATAGCCCCGGTGCAAATGCAGGTACTGTAACTATTGATGTGCCTTTTGTAACCATAAGTTCCATTGTTATGGAAGATAATGCTGCTGGAAACGTCAGTATAGGTATTTCTGCCCAAAACGCTACCGTTTGGATTCCTATTGATAAGAGACGTCAATATCTAATGTTAGGAATGGACGTTTATGTAAGTAGCGGTGCCACTCTTAACTATACCGTTGAATATACGCGCCAATCAGTAAGAGGCGATCTTCCACCTACAAGAATTTTTGCAGATGCAAATTTAGCAGCTGAAACTGCTTCTGGATATACGAGTCAATTAGAGCCGTGGACTGCTGTACGTCTTCGTTTTAATTCCTGGACAACTGGAAACGCTGTATTTGAAACACAACAAGCTGATGACATGCATTCTTCATATAAAGGGTATTAGAAATTAATTAAAACACAGGAGTATTAAAAATGTCTTTATATAACTATTTTTTAACCTATAAGGATGATGTATTACCAGCAACCAATAGCGTTCTTGTTTATTCAAGCGAAGGCAGTGGAAAAATGGTTAGTACACCCCTTTTGGTAAACCCAGAAACTGGAGCTTTTACTTTAACGGGAGACTTTACTGTATCAGGTTCTGAAAGTGGGTCTAATCTTTCAATTAGTGTTACAAATACAGCAACAGCCGCAGCCTCTGGTGCATTTATTGGTGCTACTGTAACTGGTGCATCAAGTGGAGATGCTTATTACTTGGCACGTATTGCAGGCGGTCAGGCATGGACCTGGGGTCTTGATACATCTGCATCGGATTCTTTTGTCTTAGCTGCGAGTGCGACATTAGGTACAAGCAATGTATTATCCATTTCAACTACAGGCGATATCGCTTTTTCCCTAGGAAATATTTCATTAATTCGTTCCGCCATTGGAAATGATGTTTTTGTTAATGTTACCAACACTGATAATACGCAAGCTACATCAGATGCCGGTGTTTCTATCATAACCGGTGGTGCATCAGCTGGTGACCCCTATATTCTTATGGGAGTAAATGGTGCATCAAACTTTTCAGTAGGTATTGATAATAGTGCATCTGATAATTTTGTAATATCTGCTGCTGCAGGTTTGGGCATAAGTAATGTTCTTTCAATCACAAACCTCGGTGTGGTAAGCATTTTCAATAATTTAGTACTGGGTAATGCCGGAAATAGAATCCAATACACTTCAGGAGCAAATGCTGCTACAGGCACCGCAACTTTGGTTGCAGGTACGGTTACAGTATCAACAACAGCAGTAACAGCTAATAGCAAAATCAAACTCACAAGAGCAAGTATTGGAGCAACAGGAGCAGCCGCTACGGGTAATTTAGTAATAGGTACAGTGACAGCGGGTGTGTCATTCGTAATAAATTCTGTACAAGCAGCTGACGCTACCGCATTACAAGCATCAGATGTCAGTACAGTTACTTGGGAAATAAGTGAATTGGTATAAATCTTTTAATAATTAATTTAATACAGGAGAAAAACATGGCAACAACACAATATTTACAATTATTTCCCTATACAGGCCAATATCCAGCGCCAGGTAGCGAATTATATGTAAGCCCTATTTTAGTAGATTATGATACAGGTGATCTTAGTGGTATTGGGGATATAACTTTAGGAAACGATATTATCGGTACTACTGGTTTATCATTAATAAGCTCAGCTGGGAACATTACTCTTACCCCATTTACCGGTATTGTAGATTTTAATAATTCCTCAATCATTGATTTAACAAAATTATCTATTGTGACGGGTGCAAATGCTTCTATCGGCACTACAGCTGCAATGACAGCCGGTACAATTACAGTAAGCACTAACCAAGTAACAGCAAGTTCTAAGATTTTCTTGGTACATGCTGTTCCTGGCGGTACTTTAGGTGCTTTATCTTATGGAACTATTGTAGCTGGAACAAGCTTTGTTATTACTTCCAGTTCAAATACTGACACATCAACCGTTACTTATTTGATTATTAACTAATATGTTTAACGGTATTGCCGGCGTATTATCAACGATAGGATCGGTATTGGGTGTGAACTCAATAGCGGATGCTGCGGAGAAATTAAAAAATAATGATATTACGCCCGAGCAATCCATTGAGCTTGCTAAAATTAATATACAGTCACAAGCGCTTGATAATGAAGATAAAAAAGATTTGAGGGCTAGTAATAATACACCTATAAATCGTCTTAATTTCACAATTGCTAACGTTTCTGCAAATGTGATGCCTATTTTATTGATTTTAGCTGGTGCTTTTGGCCATATCCAGGAGGAGATAAGAGGAATGTTAGTAGCCGCAGGGACTGGTATTTTAAGTTTATATTATGGTTATTGGTTAGGATCGAGTATAGGCAGTCATTTAAAGGACCACTGGCGACCGAATGATTCATAA